ATGTGTTTAAAGAAGTAGCCAAGCAAGTATCATGGGAACCAGTAACATTAGCTTGTTATTTCTTTGAACATGAAACCCAACAATTAAAAGATAAAATAGTAAAGCTTAGTAATACCATTCACGAACTTGAAGTTGAAAACGATAATTTAACAATGGATATTGAGGTTAATAAATTCAATAAAGGACTTTAACGATGGGAAAACCAATAGACAAGGCATTTATACAAGCAAAAATAATGCACGATGAAAAGATTGAACGGCTTTTTAAAAAAAGAGAAACCATTAACACACAAAACAGAAAGTTTTCAGAAGATTTTATTGAATTAGCACGGCACAATTCCTACGCCAATAAGATTTTACACATGGCTAATCAAGGATGCAATCCGTATGCAATGATTGAAGAAATGACCAAACATTATGTTGAGATTGAAAAACAAAACCTCGATATATTGTACCAAAGAAACCAATTCGCACCACCAAATCCAATTGAAGTACCTTATAGCAGTTTACCAAAAGAACTGAAACAGCAAATAAATGTTAAGAAAGACTTTGAAAAAAGCATTTTATTTAAGGTATATAAATTCTTTAAGAAATGAAAACATGGAAACCATTTGAGGATGAATGTGACCGTTGCGGTTGCTCACCAGTTGATATATTAACAAGTGCAGATAATGGATTTGCCTATGATGGTGATAGTGCACAATGTTTTGAATGCGGATTATGTGGGTGTATTTCTTGTGATGAAAATGATAATGGAGATGGTATCGCATGGGTTGTTTGGGATGATTACGAAGACAAAGAAGATTAAAAAAAATGAAAAAAGATTTTACAATAACCGAATTGATATTACTTTACAATTATCACTTGCAAAAGGTAGAGCAAATGCGTGGCAAATTTAAAGAGGGAATGGTACGGCACGATTTTATAGCTGAATGTTTTGATAAAGAAATATATAAATGGCATTCTCAACATTTGCCAGAATTTGAAGATATTGAAACGAAAATATTAATAGACAATCCATTTGATAAAAAATGATAAAGTATATATTAATCGGCAATCTACGATCAATAAACAATGTCATCGAATATGACATGGGAATGCACCGAAACGACCGAACTATTTGTAAAATAGAAAGCGTGTTTGATTTAGAAAAAGTCAGAGGTTCGGATTTAAAAGGTGTGCAATATAAATGCGTTGGGAATTATAGAGAAATACCCTCATACAATCTTCAACAAATATTTGATGTATTAGAGTGGCGAAACGTTACAAGAGACCCAAACTATTAAAATAAAAAGGGACATTCTCGCTCGTGGTTTTTAAAACCCTCATGAATGCTCCCTAATCCATTTGAAGCCTCAACCAAAATTGAGGCTTTTTTTATTTGATAATAAATTTCTACTTTTATAAGCGAATCAAAGTAAAAAAATGATACGCTTAACTACTCGTCAATTTCTTAGCAAAGATTTGGGTTTAACATGGCAAAAAGCCTACATAGACCACAACGGTTATACCGCAAGGAGTGTGTTTTGTTATTTATGTGATATTAACGCAAATTGATATGAAAAAACATTTGGTAAATATTTGGTACTATACGCCAATTGGTAATTATAATTTTGTTGGGTTAGTTGATGAAGTTATTGGAGATAATGGTAGGGCTATTTTTTATCCGCAATCAATCTTCAAAAAAGTTTTTGGGTTTGAATTACCTGTTTATTCACGATTTACTTATTAAAATAAAAGATGCCAGCAACATTAACCCCACAACAATTAGCAGCAATGAATTTCGGATATTTGCAAGGATCGGATTTAATTCGTTGGGCATCCGTTCAAGTTTTGACGAAGCAGTGGGAAGTGAATAACAATTGCCTAATCGATGGATGCAATAATGCCTATTCAGAAATGATAGAATATTTTGCAACCAAATATGATGTGAGACGTGAATTCAACATGATTTCAGGGCCTCGCCAATACACAGTTGTAAAAATGACTTCCATAATGGCGATAAGAGATATTTTGGGCAATATGGCGGGAATAGGGCCAGTAACCCAAGATAATTACAAATGGCTTGATGATAAAATTTTAGAAATACAGCAAGGATTATACACATTACCTTTGTACGGAGTTTCAATAGTAATAAATTCGGGGGCATTTTTAGTGCCTTCGAATTATAATAATTTAGGATAATATGAGAGACTTCCCATTCATGTGTTTTATAGGCTTTATGCCGACTGCAATTCATTTTGGGGTATGGTGGCTGCCTTTTATTGGAATAATGCTGTACGTGGCTTATTTGATATGTAGAATGGCATTAAAAATATTGTTACTTTCGTAAGGGAATAATTCAAAGATAAGTGGGAAAGAGCAAACGGGGGAGAAACAAGAGCAGGGCACATTTAGGGCAAATAGGAACACCGACAGGCACGAACATAACAGGTTCTACTAAAGGAGGCGGTGGTTTTGGTACGGTTCAAAAGAACGCAAAAACAGCTACGGGCAGTCCACGTGTCAATCCGTTTGTCATTCCTAAGTATTCAGGTCAAAACGTTGGGTCTTGGGTCTATCCATCTTATTATCAACGAGAATGGGATACAGGCACATGGAGGGATGCTTGCGATCAAGCCATCAAACAGGGCTATACTCAAAGCTATGCAACCCTAACTTCATGGTGTTACGAAAAATCCCCTTTCATTCAATCGTTATTTTTAAAGTTGGGAATGGCATTAGACAAAGTGCCGTTTTACTTCAACAACAAGAACGGTGATGAGATACCTGAATTAACGCAAGAGCTTTGTTCTAAGCCGTGGCAAATGCAATTGAGACGTGAGATACTATATTCTTACTTTTGGGGCTTTAGCGGACTTAATTTTGACCCCTACACCGAAAAATGCTACAAGTACCCAATGCAGCAAATAGACCCAATCAACAGAATGCTAAAGGCAAACACTTTTTCATTCTATGATGGAGAGATTTTTGATGAAAACGACAACTTACTTTTCGTACAGCCATCGACCAACTATGAAAGCTTCTTAGGATGGATGCAGCCCATATCATTTAAGTTCATTCAAATGAACATTAATAGTGATAACTGGTTGGCAGCAGGGCGTAGATTAGCATTCCCATTACTAACAGTTGGTTACCCGCAAGATGATGGAAGTTTGGATGCAAACGGCAACCCAAGAAACGATTATAAGAACGATGCCATTGCATTAGCGACCAATATTGACCCCACAAACGGGCTTGTTTACCCATACACAATAGATAATGACGGCAAAATAGTTAAGTCAATAGAAATTGATTTTGAAAAGCCGGGAACGTCATCATCAATGCACAAAATTTACCAAGATTTTGATAGTGATGCAGAGGCCGACATTGAAAAAATGGTTTATGGTAGGGCAATCACACAATCCAATAGTAAGGGTGGTAACAGGGCTTTAGGTGAAGTTGAAGAAAGAACATTAGATGATAGGGTTGCAGGGTTATTGCCTTACATTTTAGCGGTTTTAAACAGCGATTACCTAACTAAAATCCAAAAGTTCTATAAGAATATACCAAAAGACGGACTATTTGGATATAACACTTCAAAACCGCTCACTTATGCAGATATGCAAATTGTATCAGCCGTTGCAAACGAAAACGGGTTTCAGTTAACGCCTAAATTCTTCATTGAAAATGGATTACCACAAGAATACTTTCAAAAAGCACCCGCACCAAAACAAGATCAACTTGTAAAACCAGATGCCACTTTTCAAATGGCCGAAAAAAAAAAGCGGTCTTTTTAGGTAGCGAGTATGTAAACCTTGCTCCAAAACGTATCGATAAAAAACAGCAGAATCGAATAAATAAAACCATTTCCAAGCTAAACAAGATTGCCGATGACGAGCATAAGTACGTTTATGACGGTGGAAAGGGCATTTTTACCCCAATTTACAAGCAATACAACCAGCTTTTTCAAAGTGTAATCAAGGAAAATACAGGGATTATTGAGGATTTTAATAATTTCAAAGACACTTCGATATACGAGCGGTTTATGTTGAACAGTTGTCAATTTAGTGCGAGTAAAAGTTTAGCAGAATCGAAAATGTTGCAGTCACTTGTTTTCGATGAGGACAAAGTACGAAAAGGGTATTCAGAATTTAAAGCGGATGCCAAAAAAGTAACCGACATATTCCAAGAAACTTGGCTTAGGACAGAATATGACACCAGTGTTAGGCAAGCCGTAGCTGGAGAACAATTCAAAAGATATAAAGAAGATTCCGACATTTTCCCATACTGGAAATATTTAGAAACAACTTCACAACATCCACGGGAAGAACATCTTTTACTCGTTGGTAATATTTATAAAATTGGTGACCCCGAAGGCGATTTAATATACCCACCAAATGGTTTTAATTGCGTGCCGGGAAATACAAAAATATTAACAAAAGATGGATATGTTGAAATTGAAAAATTAAATATTGAACAAACAGTTATCGGGGGTAGTGGAAACGAACGTAAAATAACAAGAGTGCACAAAAATCCGTTTAACGGTAAGTTGTTTAACATTATTAAAAAAAACAGTAACGTTCTTTACACCCAAAATCACCGTGTCCTCACTATTAAAGGATGGGTTAGGTCTGACGAAATCAATGTCGGTGATATACTGCTTAATCTTAGAAAGAAAGGGTTCTTTAACGCAATCATTCCCTATATAAATAATTGTTATTCCACGGGACGCTATAAATTCATGTCTTTCATAATCAAAAGGCAAGCGAGAATGGTTAAAACTTTCGATACCAATATTATATTCAGGGATAAAAACATCAATCCAATATCTACCAACTCTATGATTATGTATGGCGTTAAATCGACTGAAATAATCCAAAATAATACCCTCGCAACGAGAGGGCTTAGCATTAGCATTCATATGCTTTTCAGGATTTTTTGCATAAAACTCTGTGGCTATTTTAGAGAGTTTAGCCCTAACCTCTGGTCGTCGTGCAGCGGTATTGATTTTAAGTTTTTCAGAAACAATTCTCAAAGAAGGAGAAGTTTCTTTGGTCTTTCCAAGATTAGGATGAGGGACTTTAGTAACAAAGCTTCTCATGCGTTTGCCTGTATCGTGTTTCCGTTCATCTGCTTCTATCCATTGTACCTCTACACGCTCGGTAGGATTACGCATTGGTATGTTAAGTTGCCTGAAGATTTCAGGGAGAACTCTATTATTTTTAAGATTCCATCGTTTAGAAAGTTTTGCCATAGGTTGGAGTTGCAAAGTATAGAGTTCATTAAGAATCACGGTGATGCTGCACCCCTCAATGGCTTCGATTCTTTCTATATGGCCTTGTATAGAATATACTGTCATAATGTAATGGGTATAATTGAAGATGTAAAGATAAAAAATTATTCAGACTTCGTTTATAATTTAACAATTGAAGAAGATGTAAGCTATATTACCGAGACAGGAATTGTGCATAATTGTAATTGTAGTAGCGAACAACTTAGTGATGCCGATATAGATGAAGGGGGACTATCGGTAAGAACCACAGAGGAATCCAAAGAGGATTTAAATGACGTACCACCCCAATTTAGATTTAATTCAGCAGAAAGCGGAATACTACCCAAAGAAAGCCATACATACTTCGAAGCACTCAAAAATGCCAATCAGGCGGATGGGAGTTTGTATGAAGAATAAATAAATTAAAATAAATTTGCATGCTACGTATTTATCCGTATCTTTGAATATCAAATCAAGGCTATTAAAAAACGTAATCATGAATCGCACCACACAATTCAATATCACACTTGCAGAAACCAAAACATTTTTGGGTGTAACTACCATTGTTAATTCACGTCCGTTATATTATGAATATGTTTCTAAATACCGTAGAATAATAGTAACGAGCGAAACGGGTAAAAACTGCTTTAATGAAACGGTTGAGTGTTTTATAATTGAGGTATCTTATAAGGGAGTTGGCCTAAAAACATGGTCAAAAACATGGTGTAATAAATCAGATGCAATTGCGTGGGCTAAAACCTATGCGGAAAATAGAGAAATTAATATAGGGGGGAGAATGACCATAAAAGAGGCAATCGGAAAACAATTAATTTAACGCAATCAGATGGGACATATTTTAATCAAACTTAAATCAACACCTGAAATAGAAAATTGCTATTTAATTTATTCAACTATCGTAGACGCACCTATAACATACGGAGCAACAAAAAAGCAAATAAGAAATTGGTATAAAAAGGAATATGGCAGACAAGGATTAGAAGGTATGGATAATAGGTTTGAAAAGGCAGAAAATAAAGATTGGGTGATGAGGGTTATCGCTTTAAATAGAGCGGGTGAGAATGGGAAACACTTATCTTATAAAAAAATGACAGAACATTATTGTAAATAACAGCACTCAACAAATAAAACAAAACAATGAAAACCACAATCAACATTAATGGTAAGGACGTAGAAATAACCTTAACCAAAGAACAAGTAGAGAAGATTAAAGTTGCCTCTATGAAAATTACAGACCGCCTTAAAACATGGGAGGACGCTTGCCAAATAAAAGGGATTGACCCAATTAATTCGCTTCCATATCCAGAACCAGAAAATGATTTTGAAGAGGCTATAAATGGAACCGCTCAAATGTTCATCATTGTGGAATTACTTTGTGAGGGGTGGAAACCAGATTGGAAGAATACAAACCAATATAAACATTTTCCATATTTTAAGTATTCGGGCTTCGGCTTTTCGTTTTCGGCTTCGGGTTACTGGCGCGAGCTCACGACTGTCGGGTCTCGCCTCGTTTTTCCAACTGCGGAATTGGCCGAATATGCGGGTACTCAATTCATTGATATTTACAATAAATTTTTAACCAAATAACAATCACTCAAATGAAAGTTACAGTAACAATAAATAATAAGCCTGTGGAAATTGAATTAACACAAGCACAAGTAAATGCGGTTAAAAAGGCATCCGAAAAGATAACCGATAGAATTAAAAACTTTGAGGATGTTTTAAATGAGTTAGGTATTACAAAAACAAAATTCGATAACTCGAACACTTATTTAAGCAAAGACGAAATAGCATATCGTAAAATTAAAATGATAGCACAGGTTTTAAATGAGGGATGGACACCAACTTGGACTAATTCAAGTGAGTATAAATACTTCCCTTACTTTGAATACAAATCGGGCTTCGGCTTTTCGTTTTCGACTTCGATTTTCTGGTACGTGCGCACGATTGTCGGGTCTCGCCTCGTTTTTAAATCGAGAGAGTTGTCGGACTATGCCGGAAAACAATTCCAAGACATCTACAAAGAATTTGTAGATTAATAATTAAGCGTTGTATGGTGGATTCTGAACGAGTTCTTTCAGGCTTCAGCTTTTAAAATAAAAAAATGAAAAATTCGAGAAAAAGAGGCACTAAACATTACGAATCAAAAACTAAATTATTTGAACGTTGGGCTTCAATGCAAGGACGTTGTAAACCAACACACAAACAAAGTAAATATTATTTCGATAAAGGAATTAAGGTTTGCGATGAATGGGACTCATTTATTGTATTCAAAGAATGGGCTATCAATAATGGGTTTTCAGACGAATTGCAATTAGACAGGAAAGATAACAATAAAGGATATTATCCTGAAAATTGCAGATGGGTTATTCCGATTATTAACAATTCAAATCGTGATATAACTGTATTTGTTGAATATGAAGGAGAAAAGATGCCATTAGCATTGTTAAGATTAAAATTAAACTGGGATAAAAAATATTATAGAAATATTCAGGATAGAATATCTCGGGGATGGACTTTAAAGAATGCTATGGAATTACCAATTAAGAAGTTTTCACATTTAACATGAGCATTCGCCCAAAACAATTTTATTTATACAATCAATAATTTGACAACTAAATAAAATCATAAGTATATTTGAACATGGCTAATAAACATCATTTCGTAACCCATATTTTAGACGACTACAAACACCACAACCATAGCAATGTGAAAGGTGAAATTACATTCCAATGTAAACCAGTTTACGCAAATGTTTTATTCACAAACAAGTCCTTACAAGCCATCATGAAGAACTCACGGGGATTTGAGCAGCTTGGGGAGGCCATAGCTAACCCTGACAGCATATTTTCATCATGGGTTGACCCAGATCATCAAACAAGCGTAAAGAGGGTTTATATCAAAGGAAAATACGCTGTTTTCACAACTGATTCAGTAATTACCAATGCATATTTAGTTGATGACGTAAATAGTGTTAAAGAAGGCGTTATGATTTTGTAGTTTGTCACGCTTAGATGTTATATAGATATGACACAAGAACAACAAATATTAGAAGGGCTATATAATATAGGCTTTCTTTTTCCAGACACAGCAGCACGGGTTGAAGCTTACGAAAAGTATCAAAAGGTTTTTGGCGACCCTGATATTAACTTTCCAACCGAAGAACAAGAATTGATGTTTGAAAAAATAATGTCACGCCTAAAAAATCGGGTGTAAAAGTTTATATATTTGTTATGCCGGATTAGGCTCAATAAAAAAATAAATGCCAAAATTATGTAGAACAAAATGGGTGGTTAACGAAGTAGTTGACTACGGAAAACAATTTGGTGGTGCATCCGCTAAAAGGGCTAAATTATCAAATGTTTATTCGGGTGATAAAAACCACGAAGACAATCAGTTTAGCAGTGCAACGCCATAGGGTAATTGTGAACAAATGATTACCAACCCCGAAACAAGTGACTTTTTTGAACCGGGCGTAAAGTATTATGCTGTTTGGGAAAGATGCGAAGACCAAAGTTAAAATGTTAGCGCCCAATCCCTACGAGGTTATAAAAATAGAAGAAGTGTCAAGGTATGATATAGGCAAAACTATGCATAAGCACGTTCGATATATTTATGCCAGTGGTAGGACGGAAATGGTTCATTTATTAATTCCAATTTGGGATGAAAGCGATTTACCACCGCCATTGGGAAACCTCAAAAAAGCTTACCAATAAACGGCATGATGTTATGGTCTGCTTGAAAAGTCTCGGTAATTCGGGGCTTTTTTTATTTATATTTGGGAGTGAAGAATTTAGCTGATTTGGCAAAGGACTGGAGTGAAGCACGTAAAGCCATGCAAAAGTCGGTGGAGGATATTCCACGCATTGCTGGTATTATTGCGGTTAAGGTAATTCGGGAAAACTTTAAACTCTCCGCATACGATAGTGGTATAGGAACCGAAAGATGGGTGCCCCGTAAACCGAGTACAAATGCCTCATATGACCGTGGCAAAACAAAAAATGCAAAAACAGGAAAATTATCAAAATATAGAAGTGGGAAGAATGGCACATATAAGGGTTCAATATTTAGTTCTGAAAATCCGTTGCTGATTCAGACAAGAGCGTTAATAGATTCAATACAATACCGAGCAAATAAAAGAAACGTGTTCGTGGGGGTAGATTCAGGACTTGTACCATACGCATCTGCGCATAATGAGGGGAAGAATCACCAACCAAAAAGGCAATTTATGCCTTACGGCAACCAAAAGCCCACAATCAAAATGCTACGAGCCATCGAAAGCCAAATAGTAAAAGAGCGTAATCAAATATTAAAAAAATTCAAGAAATAAATTATCTATATTTGAACTATGAAAAATAAATTTTTGGCGATTATAACCTTTATTACACTAAAGGGGAAACGGGTTGTTTTTTGAAAATAAAATCTAATAGTTTTTGGGGCAATTTTTCATTGCCTTTATCAAAAGAGATGAGTCATTCTTTAATTGTAATAACTGGTTGTGTAGTGATTGTATCTCTTTCGATTGTTGCTGTAATTGTTTTTGTGATGTGTCTTGTTGAATTGTGTGGCAAGTACTAATACCTGTTAATATTACTATAAGTAACGTAAAAATAGCAGTCCCCAAAAATATTTTTGTTTGCCTATCTAATATATCTTTTTGATCTCCCGAATTTTTTACAATTGCTTCATTTGTTTCTTTAACAGATTTATTTGTAGATATGCTTAATTGCCTATCTCGTTCCCTATTTAAACTATAAATACCAGCTTGTAATAGTGATACTCTCATTTCTGAATTTAACCATTTCGTTGGCATATTTTCTGCATTGTAAGCACTTATTTGTTTATCTATTTCTTTGTGAAATTTTATTTCATTTTCGATAGAATGTAAAAAATCTAAAACAGCGGTTCTATTAATATCAAAATTAAGTTTATCACTAAATAACATAGGAAAACGCTTATTAATAATCGGTTCAATATTGTTTGGGCCTCCTAATCCAGAATGCTCTAAAAACTTCAATATTTCTAATAATTTACTATCCATTGTTTTGAGGGTTTAATTTAATGATTATTAATAATTATCCAGATTCGGCAATTTCATATTTAGTACTCACCTTTTGGAAAAATGATATACTATAACGCTTATAGCTACCGCAGGAATGATTATTTACTGAATATTGAATTAGGTGCTTATACTACTTGGGACAAAATGTAAATAAAAAGCAACCTTTTAAAGGATAGCTTTGCACCATAATCTATAACCGGTTTTATTAATGTGTATTCCATCAATGGTTATAGATGGAATTATATATCCGTCATAACTCATCGTTTTATTTAGGTCAATAAATTTCAAGTGTTTTATCGAACATATTTTAATTATATTTTTATTGATGCTATCAATCTGAATATTTAAATCTTTATGTGCTGTTAATAAAGTGCTTTCCATTACAGGAACTACATTATGTTTCTGCAAGGTATCTATTAAATCATTTATATTTTGATATGTTCTTTTTAATGGTATTCCAACTTTAACATCATTAACTCCACCCTCTATATAACAGGTATCAGGCTTGTATACCAGAACTTGATTATTTACGATCTCATTATAATGGGATGTTGTAAAACCAGGATTGCCACATACTTTAAAGCTAACCTGTTTATGTAATAACTTATTCCAGTCCCCCATATAAGTTAGCGAGTCCCCGAAAAGAATAATTGAATAGTGTTGCGGGAAAAGTGACCTTATCTTAGGATATATAAAATATCCGGCTATGCTAATGCAAGCGAAGTTTAATAGCAATGAGGCTATTATTAATTTTCTTTTCATTTTGTGGTGTTTAAGAGTTTAAAAAAGTATGGCGTAACAAATCTTTTGCTACTCAAGGGACACCACATCCCTACCCGCAAAAAGACAAAGCTACGCCATGACAGCGTACTTAGACTTTCTATTGCGGGTTGCTATTAAATGTGGTGTTTTAGAGCAGCAATAAAATCAAGTACAATATTTTGATGTAAATGTAAATATTTTTTAGAATTTACTTACACGGTTAAAAAATGTAGATTTGGGTATGATAAGAGAAGATTTCGATAAAATAAAAATTATAGACGTTGAAATAAATAAATACAAAGACCAACCACCTACTCTTTATTTAATAACGGGAAATAAAGAAGATGATTTGTTTTTAAATCAAGTACTGCATAGCAATACATTTGAATTTGGAATAAATGATGAGAAAATATTGTATTTAAACTTTCCTGACCCCCATTATGGTATTAAACTAAAAAGACTATCAGAAATTAAGGGACATATGCAAATTGTTTTGCGAGAGGTGAACTTTCTAAATACTCTTTGCTGGGGACATAACGAAACACCACTTGTAAACTTTTCAAATCGGCTTGCATTTCCTTCGATAGATGGATTGGTTTAAAGGGGATTGCATCGGCCATCCAATTTGGATTATAGGGAATTAAAGCATATTCATTTTTAACATCGCTCACAATATAAATTTATCATAAACAATAACTACGCCTTCATTGGTGTAATATAGGTTATAATTACCAAACCTAACAATAATTTAAAAAAAAGCAAAATAAAATTTGGGGTAATAAATAATTAGTGTATATTTACACTATGAAAGAACAAGATATATATTTCAAAAGTATACACGACTTTTTAGCTGTATTTCCTGATGAGCAAGCGTGTATTAATCATTTAGAACAAATTAGGTGGAATGGCAATGTAGTATCACCGTTTGATGAAACTTCAAAGGTTTATAAATGCAAAAACAATCGTTTTAAATGTGCCAATACCAATAAATATTTTAATGCAAGAACGGGTACTATTTTCGAAAGTTCAAATATTAAATTAATAAAATGGTTTTTGGCTTTATATGTTTTTTCAAGCCATCGTAAGGGAGTTAGTAGTATACAGTTAGGAAAAGATATTGATGTAAGCCAAAAATCAGCATGGTTTATGTTGCATCGGTTGCGTTATGCTTTCGGCAACAGCAACAATACTGATAAATTAAGCGGCGAAATCGAAGCCGATTGTACATTTGTAGGCGGCAAAACATCTTTCAAACACAAATCAAAAAGAGATTTAGATAACGCCAAAGGCACGGGAGCAATCAATAAAACTCCTGTTTTTGGAATGGTTGAACGCAATGGTAATCTAGTGGTTGGTAAAGTAGCAAAAGAAGATAAAGCCACATTACAGCCAATAATGAACGAATGGATTGAAAGCGGAAGTACACTAATTACTGATGGGCACGGAGCATACAAAAAGACAAAATTTAACCATGAAGTTTTAGAACACGAACAGGGTGAATACGCTCGAAAACATTATCACACCGCCAATATTGACGGCTTTTGGAGTCAATTTAAAAGAACTATTTGTGGCACATATCATCAAATTTCACCAAAACACACCAACGAATATGCACAAGAGTGTGCTTTGAGATACAACACCAGAAAAATGCCAACATCAACACGGTTCGACTTTATATTAGAAAATATGATTGGCAGATTAACCTATAAAACCCTAACAGCATGAAAAGAAAATATGTAAAAAAAGAAAAGGTTATTGAAGTAACCCCGATTAAATTAGCCGACCTCAATAAAGATTTATTATTTCTAACTAAAAGTAAATTTACTGAAAAGCAAATACCAAAAACCAAAGAATAATATTTAGCTTTGATTATCAATGAAAAAGGCATGAAAAATAAATACCCATTTGGAGGTCGAAGCATTTATGCACATTTTTCACAAATAATTTCTTTTAATATGAAAGAGCAAAATATAAATGTTGGCGGTAGAAGTTGGGGAAAAACAGCGACCGCTTATTCCAAAATAATAGAGAACGGAGATTATCCGAATGCCGTTAATTCGTTTCAAAAAGACGAAATATCAAAAATGTGGGCGGCTGGTAATACTTACGGGGCAATCCAAAAGTTGCAATCAATATTAGAACCGATAACTAAACCCGGAAAAACACTTTTATAGATGGATTATAAAGAATTATTAATGAAGTATATTCAACACGTATCGGGATGTGAGGGAATATCGTTTATTGACTATCTTAATGAAAGATGGCATGGTTCTGATATTGAGTTTACTGAAGATGAAAAGTTAGCTTTAGAAGAAGCAGAAAAAGAAGCCGAAATAAAATATTCATTATGATGCATTCAGATTTTTATTATTGGTATTGGATTAAGAAATATCAAATTAAAAGAATTGTATATAGATTTTTATGGTTACTTCACAAACCAACAATTATTACATCGAGGCATCCATTAGCCAATAGAATTAAGATATTATCAAATGATGGCGAAGACTTAACGTTGAAATATCAGACCATAATGGAATATAATTCCAAAACAAAAAAAGCTATTATTGTTAAATTAGAAAGGAATAATCAGGGTCGAATTAAACCGCTATTTGATGAAAATAAAAAGGAAATATTAGAAACGATTGATTTACCAAATTCTTATATGATATTAACATGAACGAGGAACTTAAATATCCATCAAAAGTATGGAACGGAAACGGAAAGCTTGAAGATGATACCGTTTATGTGTCTTTAAATGAAGATAAATCATCCGTTAAACTACAATCATCAAGACAAGTAATTACACTTGATAAGGAAGCATTAAAAACAATGTTAGGGGCGATTGAGGTTGACCGACCAGAGGGATTAATACCCGATGTAAACCGTTCAACCAAAGATTTACCGAAAGTTGCGTTACCGAGTGATCTATTTGAGGGACTTGCGGCAACGACAGAACCACTCGGCAAAGAGGGCAAAGAATCAGCAGCGTGGGAGGAGTTTTCAAAATCGGGATTGCCTGAAATAATCAATAAATTACTTTATGGTTTTGGATGGGCTTTAAAGTTTTTTAATGATGAGGGTGAAGGCTTTGATGCCGTGCCAATTCGTGTAGAATATAAAGAAAAGAGCACACAGCAAACCAAATCAGATGCCTTTCCACTTGAATTAAATGATGATTCACAAGCAATGAATTTAGAAACAAAATTGGGTAAAGTAGACGGTAGTGGTGGGGATGCCGAAGAACTTCGTGACCTACAAGATAATGGAGCATCCGTATGAGAAAAACAACATTGAAAGAATTAATCGAAATTGAATTTGAAAGATGTGAAACAATTTCACAATTCAAAAAAGAAGTATTTAGACTGATAGATACCTACATCGATGATAGTTCTCAATTATCAGATAGAAAAATCACAATAACAGCAGACCAAATAAACAAAAACTTCCTTAATAATTCTGGCATATAATTTGCAATAGGTAGTTTAAAAAACTATCAACCATGGAAAACTTAGTAGATGGCATCCCGTATGCTAAACAATTGACCGCCGTTATCGAGGCAGGTAACTATCCAACCAACGTCAGCGAGCAGAAACAGGCTCATATTGAACAATTATATCGTGACGGCCAAATTGACGAAGCTTTAATTCAATTGAGCGACATTATAGGCGGTAAAAACCCGGATGACGTAAGTAAGCCCGGAGTTTCAACAGAACTCCCTGATGGCAAAATAGCCACGGTAATCGATAAAGACAAAGCCAG